AGCGGCGGAGGGCGACTGAGGTCCAGGGCATAAACGCGCAGGCAGGGCAGAGCGGTGGTCTGCGGGCGCGGCTCTGCCGCATGGCTCTTGGCAAGCTGTACCGGCAGGCTTGGAGCCTGTATGTGCAGTACGATAGCAAGAGTTTGAGGTACCGGTTCGCCGAGGATTCGCTGGAAGCGGATCCGGTGGCTCTGCACGACCAGTACGAGCTGGAGCCGAAGGGTGGAATGGACATGGTGAGCCGGCAGATGATGGTGCAGCAGGCCATCAATCGTAAGCAGTTGTTCATGAACTCGCCCTGGGTGGATCAGGTGGAGCTGGACAAGAGCATCATGGAGCTGGATGACCCAAGCCTGATCAAGCGATTGCTGCGGGATCCGGGCCAGAAGGCGCAGGATGAGCTGGAGGACGAGACGAAGACGATCCCGACGCTGCTGGTTGGTATTCCGGTGCCGGCGAAACCGGGTCAGAACTACGCGGGGCGCATTGGGGTGCTGATGCAGTACCTCAATGGGGCGATCCAGCAGGGTCAGCAGTTCAGTCCGGCGGCTCAGAATGCGTTTATGATGCGTCTGGACAGCCTGTTGCAGTTCTACGAGCAGGTGGCGACGAACGAGGCGCGGAAACTGCGGAAGGAGATCCAGAAATTCTTGGAGGGAAGCGGTTTACTGGCTGCTCAGCAGCAGCAATTGCCGGTTCCGCCGCCTGAGATGGCCCAAGCCCCTGTTTAAGAACACAAATGACCTGCAAAGATTGCCGATATCGGGCCTCTGACAGCACTTGTCGGAGGTTTCCGCCCACCAGCAGACCCACTTGTTGGCCTACTGTCCTGGAATTTGATTGGTGCGGTGAATTTCAAGCCATGATTGCCATTGTCGCTCCCCCGCCGCCCCTTCCGCCGACCCCGCAACAGCCTATTCCTCAGAATGCCCCCCTGCTTGAGGAATTGGTGGAGGGCGTTGCGCCCAAGATCAGGTTCCAGAAGGTTCGCAAGCCTGAGAACATGAAGGACATCCAAGAATCACCCCTATTCCAGTCCTGATATGGCCGAGTACCAGGGAAAGAAGGTCACGCTCAACAAGCCTTTCTACACTCCGGGCGAGGCGAAGAAGCGGGCGGTTTATGTTCGCAACCCCAAGGGGACTGTGATCAAGGTTCGCTTCGGCGATCCGAAGATGGAGATCAAGAAGGACATACCAGCGAACCGGAAGAGCTTCCGTGCGCGGATGAATTGTGATACGGCGACGGACAAGACGACGCCGAGGTACCACTCGTGTAAGGCTTGGTAATTTATGAAGAAACAATCGAAGTTCAGCAAACTGGCAACGCAACTCAAGAAGGAGGGCGCGGATGATCCGCGGGCTCTCGCGGCGTACATCGGGCGCAAGAAGCTCGGGGCCGCGGAGTTCATGCGGCGTCAGGCGGCGGGTCGGAAGAAAGCTGCCAAATGATCAGCACCTTCGCCAAGCTCCGAGCCGCGTGGGCTTTTACGCGGCACCAGCGATGGGTGGATCCGCTCCCGTGGACACGCGAGGACGCCACCGCGCTTAATAGCTTTTTCAAGAGCGATACCGGGAAGAAGTTCAAGGACGCTCTCCTGAACACGGTTCTGATGCAGAACGCTTCTGCTATAACAGACCGAAACCATTTGCAATATTCCTCAGGCTTTGCAATGGGTCAGGCCAGTCTTGTGAAGGTCATCGAGATGATGGCCGACCGAGAATCAATTACGGGGCAGGAAGATGATCCGGATTCTGCCACGAACACATAGGATCAAAGTTGCGGTTGCTGCGTCTGTGCGGGCCAGCAAACGAGTATAAGCACAATATGTCAGATGAAAATATGAGTGCCGACGCGATGCTCGCATTGGCCAGAGATCACGATGCCGGTGTCGATATCGACAGCCAGCCAGCGGAGCAGGCTCAAAATAATAACGAGTCTGCTTCGGTTGAGCAGGAATCCTCAAATGAGGTGACCGCCAGCAAAGAGAGCGATGGTGGCGAGCAGGAGGTCAGCGCGAAATCAGAGTCGGAATCCAAGGCCAAGCAGAAGGAGGAGAAGCCGAAGGATCAGAAGAGCAAATTCGCCCAGGAGCAACAGCGTAAGGCTAAGACTTGGGAGCAGATCAACGCCGAGAAGGAGGCTATCAAGGCCGAGCGCGAGGCGGTGAAGCGTGAGCGGGAGGAGTGGAGCAGGCAGCGGGAGCAATCCAGTGCTGCCGAATCTAACTCGTTTCGGGACGACAAGGGATACACTGCGGAGGATTACGAGGCTGCGGCCAAGGAGTTCGATGCGGATGGTGATACCCAGTTGGCCAAGGCAGCGCGAGCCAAGGCTGATGGAGTCCGGAAAGCGGCGGGTGCCAAGCAGCAGCAGATTCAGCAGGAGCGTTTTAACAAGTCATGGGCTGAGAACTATGGCCGACTCTCTGAGAAGGAGACTTGGTTGAAGGATCAGTCCAGTCCTGAGTACAAGCGCACGGTTGAGTTGTTGCAGCGGGTTCCGTTCCTCACTGCGATGCCCGATGGACTTGTCCATGCGGTTGAACTGATGAAGCTCCAAGATACTGCGGGTCGATCTCAGTCGCTTGAAGCCGAGAACAAGGCTCTGAAAGAACAGCTCAGTAAGCTCCAGCAGAAGACCGCTATTGGGAAAAGCGTTCCGGCAGGACAACTCAAGACCGAGGAGAAGGATTTCTCCCGGCTATCCATGAAGGAGCAAAGGGATGCGCTCATGCGAGCGTCGAGGGAGTTCGACCGGGAAGGCAACTGATAGCACAACCACAACTCAAATATGCCAGTTACAACCTCTACTACGCTAACCAGTCAGTTCCAGAACTACTTCAGCAAGGAGCTGCTCTCGATCGTCCAGCAGGAGACGATTCTTGATCAGTTCTCCATGAAGGCCCCGATCCCCAAGAACAATGGTAACAAGGCGATCTCGATGTTCCGTTTCGGAGCCCCGAGCATCGGCAGCGTTCAGACCATTGCTTCCGAGGGTGCTGCCATCAGCTCCGCGAACTACCGCGCTCTGGCCCTCAACAGCCTCAGCAAGTCGCTCGCTCAGTACGGTCAGGTGATCGGTTTGACCGACATCCTCCGTGCTACGGACCTGTTCAACTCCCTCCAGCAGGCCACCAAGACCAGCGGTCTGGATATGGCCCTCTGGGTTGACTCGGTGATTCGTAACACCCTGATCGGCTCCAACCTCACGGCCAGCGGTTCGTCCATCGGTTCCGCCGCCGAGGGTGGTGGCACGTTCGATAACTCGGACGCCGTGAACGTCGTCGCCAGCTCTGGCGGCGTGAAGGTGTACGGTAACCCCGCCACGCTGACCACGCAGAGCTTCTCTGCGCTGAACAGCGATACCACCGCTGCCAACACCACGATGACGGCGTCCGCTGTCCTCGATTCCATGACCCGTCTGAAGCGCAACCGCGCTCCGATGATCAACGGTGGCTACGTCCTTGCGACCGACCCCCGTGTTGCCCGTGACTTGATGCGCGATAGCGACTGGTTGAACGCCTCCAACTACGGCAACAAGGGTACCCCGTTCTACAAGGGCGAGGTGGGTTCCATCTACGGTTGCCGCGTGGTCACCCAGACCAACTCGTTTGTCAGCACCGGCTCCGGTACCGCTGCCGATGAGTTCGTTTATCAGGCCACTCCTGCTGGTGGCGGTCTGGCGGTCAGCAAGGACATCATCGCGTCCTTCTTCTTCGGTAACGAGTCGTTTGGTATCCCCGCCTTGACCGGTGATGATCCGTTGTCTCCGAAGATCGTGATCACTGATACCCCCGACAAGAGCGATCCGTTGAACCAGCTCGTCACCGTTGGTGTGAAGCTGTACTTCGCCGCTCTGCGTTTGGCCGCTGGTAACACCGGTTCCACCGGTAACCCGACCTGGTACTTGGTGCATCGTACTAAGACCTCGACCACGCTGTAATATGCGACCCAAGACGGCCACCATCATGGTGATTGCCGTCAGCCCCAAGGGGTATCATCGAGCAATCGGTGGTACCCCTTCTCATTCCGCTTGCGGATGTGATGAGGCTGACAACAATGCGCCCATGATTTCTATTCCGGTCGAGGCTCTTTCCACCGACATGGAGGATGGCCAACAAG